TTCCGTATTACTCATCATTAGGCCTGGCATATTCAGTCGATATGCCAAAGATGAAAGAGTTCCAACATGCTGCCATAACTAAACTGGATGAAATCGTTAAGAAATTCAAAATTCCTGCTAACAAAATACAAACGCATGCAGTGGCGGGATCGCCAAAGGATCAGATCCTTAAGCTTGCTGAAATGATAGACGCCGACTTAATAATTATTGCCTCACACAAGCCTGATATATCTACATATCTGCTTGGTTCGAATGCTGCGGCAGTTGTACGGCACGCGAAATGTCCTGTACTAGTCGTAAGGTAAGTATTACAAGTTTGTGAACTGCATGCACAAACATGGGGAGCCTCGAGAGGAGTGAGGTTCCCCAAGAGTTTTAATTCGGGTTACGAACAGTGATTCCACGGGGAACTCACAAAGGCGCAAATAATAAAAAACCCGCTCGGTGGCGGGCTTTTTAACTTTGAACATACAATGCCCATCGTTAACGTCAAATTTACACAAAAACGGCAACTTTGCAAGTAAAGTGACGCTAAAAAGTGATATTTATATTGAATTATGCGCTCTTGTTACTTTCTTCAACTCAGCATCAGCATTGTTTTCTTCCTGAAAACAATTCGTTACCAGGCTTTCATAGAACGGCTTCCAGCTGTAGCGCCATGTACGATCGGGAAGGCTGTCCAGCTCGGCCAGAACGCCGCGGTACGCCACTGAGGATTTAGGTCTGCTGTACCCTCTTCCCTCGCACCGTTTGCACTCCTTATAAACGGGTACGCCCTGAAACTCAGTTTCTTTACGGTCGAGGGTTTTCCCCGTTCCACCACACTGGCAGCGCTTACTCAGTTGGCCCGTGCCGTTGCACTTGCCGCACAGTTGGTGGTCCACATCCTTAACCTGACGGAAGACTTCAAAGTCAGATGGCGACTGCCCCTGATCCTTAGCAAACTGAGGCAGGCGCATGGTGTAATGGCTTTTGCTGATCACGCTGGTTTTGGTGAGGATGCCTTTGCCCTGGCATTTTGGACAATCGACACTGTCAGCTGCTGATGAGGCGTAGTCTTTGAAGGCGAAGCGGGCGAGGATCCGCATGCACAGCGGGTACTTTTTACCCGCAGCTTTACGCACTGCCATCGGCGCATGCTGTTTGGCGTACTCGGTCAGCCAGGATATCGCGGCTTCTTTATCTTGTGGGCTGATGCCTGCCTTTCCCAGATACATGGCGAGGCCGATCCCGGCGTCTGCCTGAGTCATGCCCAGCGCCGCCATAATGTCGGTTACGGTTAACTGATCGCCCGCTGTTGCGCGGACGCTGTCCGAAATGTGCATACCTTTCGGTGCGAAAAACTTTAATACGCTGTCGAGATTCATTGCCATCTCCCTTAAGCCAGAACGCCGAGCGCAAAGGCCCGGTCCAGCACTCTGATTATCATTGCCGGCTGAGAAGAATGTTCTCTCTCGAATTTCACCGGGTCGTTGTGTAGTTCGGTATGGTGTTTACGACATAAGGGGATCGCGAAGATGTCGTGTGCCTTCGTCCCCATCCCTCCCTGCCCCCAGCCGATTAAGTGATGAGCGTCATCCGACGGCCTGCCGCAGCACTCGCAGGGCTGCGTCTTTACCCATGCCAGATAGTTTTCGTTTATCCAGCGGGTCCGCTTTGGACGCTTCATGAAGGTCTGTGGGGACTCGGGATCAACCAGCACGCCGACGACTGGCCTGATGGCTGGTGATGTTGCTGGCGATGGTGGTTCGCCTGCGGATGCTGTAGGTAACGCGCGGGCTTTGTCGGCAATAATGCTGGTGGCCGGTACCGCCGGTACGATCTCGCTCTCGCGGTAAGTCTCTTTCGCTGCTGGCAGACGCAAAGCCTCGCGGGCGACTGTCTCTGGTAACGCATCTGCAACGCCAGCACGTACAGCCCACCAGCACAGTTCAGCCAGAGAAATTTCGCGAGACCGGTCGAGCGCCAGCGCAACCCGGGCGGAATCCAGCACCCAGTCGATTACGTTCTGGCGGGCTAGTTCTGCCAGGTATTCTGTGTGCTGCTCGCGCAGTTGGTTGTCGCAGTGGCCGCACACCCGGATTGCCCCGGGATCGTGCCGCATGGTGGTCATTTCGTGGTAGTGGTAATCGCTGTGCGGGTACTGGCATGTGTCTCCACTGCGCATTAGCCAGTATTCGAGGCCACTCAATCCACCAGCAGCGGTGATCACCTTTTCATGAAGGAAGAACGGGCGCAGTGCCGCATTACCGGCCAGCGGCTGGCGCGCGTCGGGTACGCGACCTGTTGCGAAGCTTGCCATGCTTGTGGGCTGGCTCTCCACCAGCACACGACCGCCACTGAACATGCTCATCAGCTCGCTGCCGGGTTTTAAAAGCACAACCCCCAGCTCCCGGGCGATAACCGGTTTCAGTAAGGCGCGCATCAGGCGATCTCCCCGATGATGATCTGCCCTTCTTCACCCCAGAGCTTTGTCACGCGAGAATCCCAGATATGGGAGTCATCAGCATAGATGGCATCCATCAACGCTTTTTCCAGATTGTCTTTGTCTGGTTTCTGCTGGTGGGGTTTGCCCGCCATTGCCTGGCGCTTCTTCTTGCTCCAGCTCGGTGGCATCGGGAGGATGAACGTAACGTGAGCGCCAGCTTCCGGCAGTTCGACACCCAGTAGCCGAACGTGATCGCAGAACGCGCGATACCGAAGAACCTCCGGGCGCTTTTTCCACTTATCTGCCCTGGTCATTCTGGGTTTGCCCATCGGGGTAATGTTGTAAGTCTTCACGCTCACCTCCAGATCGGCTGCTGGAAGGTCTTATCCTGCCGCGGGGCTTTATTAGCCTCCGGCAGATAAGCGGTGAGCGTCCAGTGGATCAGATCGACATCAAGGCTTCGCGCAGTGCGCACGTCATTGGCGCGATAGCGGGCCTCGAGTTCGTCCACTTCTTTCGAGGTGAGTTGCGTGTGAATGAAGTTAGTTTTCTTCATGCCGCCGCCTGGTAGCGCGCAGGCAAAAAGAAATCGCTGGCCCCGTAAGAGGTCAGTTTAAGTGTTTGCTTAAGTGTCTGTTTGATTGGTTTTTGCGCCATGGTCTCTCTCCAGTGGCGCAGCAGGTATAGGTTGTTCAGGCCTATGACGGGAGTGTAACAGAATTCTGCGAAACGCGATAACCAGCCCTCTCCAGCATCAGCGTGAAGAGTGTCGGCGTTCCTACAATTTCATCGGGCTGGAGCGGCATAAACGATACTTCGTCACCACGTCTGTACATTAACGCTCGCTCGCATTCCGGAAATGTGTGCAGTCGTGCAACGATAACCCCATCGTGACATCTGATGACCGCATAGCCCTTTTTTGGTAATTCTTCTGTTTCTTTCACCGCACCCCTCCACCCGGGAAACTAATTGCATGCTGTATTAATAAAACCAGTCGTCTGCGCTTTCCCAGGTCTGCTGAAGGATTTCTTCAACCGTCTTTTTAACCTCTTTCTCACCACCGTAAACACTTAACCCATCCGAGCCTGCGCGACGTATCACCAGACTGCAATCATCGAACTGGTTCTGGAGTCGTTTTAATAGTTCTTTTTCCAGTGCCGGAACCGCGCCCTTAGGAAGTTCTTTAGTACGATCAATGGTTAACTCAACTTTCATAATTGCCTCCGCTGCATCAACTGTATATTCATACAGTATACCTGTGAGCTGATTTGATCAATGTTTTAAGCGCACAAAATGCCTAGGGATTTATAAAAAAATGATAGTGCAGCCCTGCGTATAGCGAGATGTGAGCAGGCGGCATTTCTGTATGATAGCTGGATTCAGCTCAATCGACGGCTTTTAGCGAAGGGGCTAGATGTGATCAGGTCGCTTGGTTTTGTATGTAATGTATGAAATAGTTATTCCCGATTAATAACAGTCCGTTGTAGATTAGTTAGACATTCTGAGGATGATGCATGCGTATTGAAACCGTAACGGAAATTCACAACTTTTTAAGTGATTACTATTTAAACTCTGAGGATCCGATATCTCCTCCAGGTGTAAAAGATATGGGGCTACTGGCGTCAGCTTGCGCCAGACCGTTTGCGTCTGCCGGCGGACAAGACGCTTTTAGTAATGTTTATCACAAAGCAGCAGCTCTTTTTCATGGTATTATTTCCAATCACTGTTTTTATAATGGAAATAAAAGAACCGCATTATTATCAGCCCTTTATTTTTTAAGTGACAACAACCTATGGTTAGAACGTTGTAATGATGAGGAAATGTTCGAATTTACTCGTCAGGTTGCTGCTCATGAAATTTGTGATAAAAGAGATGATGAGATTGCCGTCATATCAGAATGGTTTAACAAAAACACTCGGAGGATAGTAAAAGGAGAGAAGCCTCTTAACTTTGCAGGCTTGCGCGATAGTCTTTCTCAATTTGATTTCTATCTGGAAGACGAAGGAATGTATGCGTATATATATAAGGATGGTGAACAGATCGAAAAAGTCCTAAAAAAAGGCAAGCAAGGTATGCAAGAGTATGATCAAGCTTATATCGCTGAGCTACGAAAACGGCTGGAGTTGACCCCTGAGCATGGTGTTGATAGCGCAAGATTTTATGGACAAAAAGGGTTAACTGAAGATCTTAATGAGTTTATGCAGCTTCGTGTAAAAGTCTTTGATTGGTTAGCCAAGATCTGATTTGGAAAAGCCTGCTTAATTGCAGGCTTAGGCCTGTCTTGATAAATGGTTTTTCTCTAAGTAAATCACTAAGTCAGTACATCATATTTATATCCAATAAATTAAAACCATAATTCCTGGATTTAAACAGCGGTTAAGCGGTATCCAGAATTTAAAACAACCCGCGTCCTCAATCCTCAGACAGGTTTGCTCTCACCAGCGCCTCAACGAAC